GACCACCAACGCTCGGTGCTTTTACAGCAGTAAGTGCCGGATATTGGACAGGAGTTAGTTAAATGGCAAATTTTCTAAACCCTGGCGGTACAGTTACAGTTTTACCTTCTACTGAGTCTTTAGATTTAGCTAGAATATTAATAGTTCTAGAAAAAATAATAGATTATTTAGATACTACTGTAACTAATTTAAATAATACTTATGACGTCTTAAATAGGTGATACAATGAGCTATTATCCTTCTACATACACCGGAACAGATGTTGCTACTGATATAAAAAGAACTTTTGGTGATGAAGCTGGCGTTCAAATAACAGATTCAGATATTATTCGCTGGATTGATATTGGTCAATTAGAGATATTGAAAAATACTCAGATATTAAAAGCAACTTCAACATCTGATTTAATTGTGGGTCAAACAGTTTATTCATTGGCTAGTTTAAAAATATTAAAAATTCAAGCCATACATGTTAATGGTTCTCCGATTCCTTTTATATCATTTCAAGAATCAGAGCAGTACATAGCACCTAATGATCCAACTAATATTGCTAGTGGAACACCTCAAGTATGGACAGAATGGGCGGGCAATATACATTTATATCCTGCCTCCTCCGTAACTGTACCAGGCGGCTTAAGCATATTCTATCTTCCTGCCCCCGCTAAGTTAGCCCAGTTATCTGATTCTTTGTCTATACCAGATACCTATTATAATGACTTAATTAACTTTGTTTTATCTAAGGCATACGAATTAGATGAAGACCCACAAAACTCTCAATTTAAATTAGGACAGTTTACTCAAAGTCTTGACGGAATGGCTAATAATGAAAATATACCTCAAGTAGCCTATTACCCAGTTATAACTGTCTTACCTGAGGATGAGTAATGTCAGGAACTCCTGTAAAGATTGGACCGTTTACGAATGGTCTTAATATTCTAAACGAACCTACTACAATAGCAGATACTGAGTGCGTTGAACTACTAAATTTTGACGTTGACCTAGATGGTTCTATTGTAAGTAGGCCGCCTATTGTAGAGATATCAAATGGCATTGCTGGCGGAACCCACTATCTAGGAATGTTCATATCAACTACAGGGGTAGTATATTTTATTTACCAGATTGGTACAACCTGTAGGGCTTATGACGTAGCCGGAAATAGTTGGTCTACTATTGCTAGTAATACTATTATCAGTAATTGTGTGCAATATCAAAATAAACTTTGGCTTATTGCAGATGTTACTAGCGCTAGCAATGGTGGATCATGGGTTCCATTAGGTGGATTTACATTAGTGGCTACTATGCCTAGAGGAATTTTTGGATGTGTTTATAAAGAACGTTTATTTATAGCAACTGGTCCAGGCTCTACTAACCCTAGTAGAATAAATTTCTCAGGAGCCGCTAACTTTAGTTCTTGGACTGGTACTGACTTCTTCGATATTGCTAATGGAGACGGTCAGTATATCTTGCGTATTCATTCTTGGGCCGGACAAATCGCTGTATTTAAACAAAATTCAACATATACATTTGGCTACGATAGTTTACCAACTAAAGGTGTAACACAGCTACAGTCTAATACTATAGGTATTGCTTCTACATGGGCATTAGCAGAATTTGAAAATACTTTATATGTACTTTGGGGAAATTATTTATATTCAGTAACTAACTGGAACTGGGATCAAATAAATATAAAGGTGCCCTTTTCTCTATATTCATATAAAGCAAAAACATCTTGGACTGATTTTACAGTATCTATAGTAAATAATAGACTAATAGTTAGGTTTTATGATAATTTCTATGTATATGGATTAAAAACCCGTGCCTTCTCTATGTGGAGATTTAATAGCGCTTCATATACACCATCTAGTTTTATTAGATATCCTTTATTAGATTCTGCTACAGGTCAGACTTTTTATATGTGTGCAGATTATGATAAATCTAAATCTCGTGTATATAAATTTATTGATACCGTGAATGGTACTAATACTGAAACTTTTGATTGTTCAATAACAACTAAAACTTATGATTTTAATGTTCCATATACATTTAAAAGACTCTTTCATTGGGGTGTAGACTTATTTGCAAAAACTCAAGTTCAATTTAAGGTTATACCTATAGCATATAATATTCCAGTTACTTGGGGTCAGTTGAATAGTCAAGGAACAAAATGGAGTCAACTTAAATCTTGGGCTAGAATATTAGATATTTCTTTAGATGTAACTGATTCTGCTACTTCTGCTAATCCAACAAATGTTAGAACGTATATTAAATTAGTAAAATCGTTGCGATTCAGACAACTTGCGTTTAGAATCATATCAACAGTTGATGGTTCTATTAATACAGGACCATTAAGAATATTTTCTGTTACTGCTTTTACCAGTAATAAAGAACTAGTAACGAAGAAGATAAGCTAATGGGAGACCAAAACTTTGTAGCCTATCTAAAAGGTAGACGTCAGTCTTTTAATCCTTTTAGTGCTGGTAATAAGATATACGAGGGAGTTTCAAACTCCCCGAATACTGGACCAACTAATGATCCCCTTGCATATAAAGAGAGGGATCAAGAGGCTTTAATTAGGAGAAATGCTTTATTACGAAGACTTAAGGCTAACTCCAAAGGTAAATTTATGTCTTCGGCTAGTTTAACACCATCGCAAAGGAATTGGTAAAATGGCTGTAGCACCTGATAATAGTGGAAGTGCCTCTCCCTTTATTTTTGGTAATGCTAATCCAAATAAACAATTTGTAGGACCTGTAGCTGGACCACCTAAGTCTATAGCCCCGCCTAAAACTACACCAGCAGCACCTAAAAAACCTGTTGCTGTAAATAGGAAACCATCGCCCGCTGTAGGTTCAAATTCTACAGGAGCAATATCTCCTACTGCTCCTGTGCAGCCTAATGTCGATGAGTGGTTAGCAAATGATGTTGCCTATAAGACTCAGAGTGACCAGTTAGCAAAAGCATGGGCCGATTATCAGGCACAATCTAAGCAAACTGAAGGACAATATCGTACAGATTATACTTCTAAACAAGCTGAACTAGGTAAAACAAGAGAACTTGCTGGGCAGGAACTTGAGTCAGATTATGCATCTAGAGGTATGTTAGGCTCTGGTCTTTATGCTAAAGCCTATACTGATTACACTACTGATTATGATAATCGTCAAAAGCAATTAGACACTGGACTTAGTGATTTTCTTGCTAATCTATTAGCTCAAACGAATAATTATAAGTCCGAACAAGATATTGTTGCTGAAAAGGCTAAGCAGGATGCAATAGCGCGTCGCGCTGCTTCTATGGGAGTTTAATATGCCTTCTAAACCTTCTCCTTTTATTATGGGAGATACTCCGTTAGGTTTTGTTGGTCCTACATTAGGTGACCCACAGGATCGGGATAAGCAAGAAGCGGTAGCACAATTAAGACGTCTTGCTGGTTATCCTGATCCAGACCCTTATGCTGGGTACGATCCTAATGCTATGGCAGCATCTGAATTTGCTCCTCAGTTTGATGCGCTTAATGCTGCTGTGAAAGAGCAGCAAAGTAGATTCAATACATCGAATGCTGACTTAGCCAAAATGTTTGAGTCTCTTGCGCAATCTACGCTAGGGCGTACAGGAGATGTTAAAAATTTATATGATTCGTCTGGTAAACAGATGGGTCAAAACTATATGAATGCTGCTGATAATACTACTAGAAATTTTGGCGAGTCTGCTAATAAATTAACAGAACTTATGCAGCGTTTAGGTATTCAACAAGCGGCTCCTAGTGTATTTGCTCAAAGTCAAGGCGAATTAGGTAGAGCGCTTGCTGATCTTGCTGGACGTTCACAAAATAATGTAGATACTAATACAGCATTGGGTCGTAATGAGATATCTTATCTTGGAAGAACAGCAGATACTAATAGACTTGCTGGAAAAAATGCACAAGCAGATCTTCTTCGTCAATTCCAAGCATTACAGGCTCAGAATGAACAAAAACGTATTGAATTAATGTCTGGCCAACAAAATGCTGCTAATCAGTATGGTCTTAATTTAGCTAAAATGAAACAAGACGCTGCTTTGTCTCAAATAGATCAAGCTAAACTTGAATTAGAAAAGGCTAAATTTGGGCATCAAGTCGCTAACGATGATTTTACTAATTCACTCAAAGCACAAGATGCTCAGTATAGTACAAAAGACCCCAGTGCTGCTTTAAGTAATCGAGCATATGAGATGTTCGGTGGAGATGCCACAGCAGCATCTACTGCTACTCTTGGAATTATTCAAGCGTATCAAAATACAGGAGGTACTTCACTTCCTGCTATGTTAGCAGAAATTGATAACTTAACTACTAGCGATCCTCTTACTAGAGATAGATACAAGCAACTAGCATTAGGATTCTGGCTAGGGATATCTGGAAAATAATATGGGATCAAGCAGTTGGTTAGATAAATATAAGGCTGATTTAGCAGCAATAGTAGCCAAAGGCTCTACTACTAAAGTAAAGTCTCCATATGAGATAGCCAATTTAGTTGCCTCTACTCCTAGATTGGCTAGTGAGGCTGACCTAAAAAATGCTGCTTGGGATACATATAATCCATTTCAAAAAGTTTTATTTGCTGATAATACTCAAAAAATATTAGATGTTCTCTCTCGTGGAATGTACGCCTCTGCTTCTTTTGTTAATGAGGCTCAAAGACAAGCGTATATAGGAGAAGATAAAGGTAATACACCTAATTTTTGGGAACTAGACAAAGGAAAAATGCTTGGTGCTGCTGTAGAAGGACTAGAAGGGCAATCCAAGAAAACTTTCTCAGATGTTAATACAACATGGGAAAGTAGAATTAAAGATCCTGTACAGAGAGATCGTCTTGCTAATGATACTTGGGGAAAAGGCGTCGCATCTTTCTTAGAAGATGTTGTTTTAGATCCAACTACTTTTATAGGTCCCGGCACAGTAAAAGCAGGAATTAAAAGCGCAAAGAATGTAATTGCTCCGAATGCTAAATTACCTGAAATAGCACGTAACACTGTAAGAGAAGTTGATCCTGTTAAAGTTGCTAAGGAAGAAATAGCAACTACAGGAAAAACAATAGTAACTCCCGGTGTTGCTAAGAGCATTGGAATACCTAAAACAAAAACTATAGAAGCAGATTCCGTAGTAGCAAAAACTATTGCGGATGCAACTGAATCTGCTAATAAATTTGTTGCTGGAAGCAAAGCAAAATGGTTAGAAGGATTGACCGCTACAGGTGTAGAGAGAAACCCGGCGGCTGTCCGTGCGGCGCTCCTGGCTCAACGTGACACGCTCACGAGGGGCGTGGAGAGCCTGCGTTACTCCGAAGATATCAAGGGTAAAATTCCATCTATCTACAAAGAAACTACAGTTACAAGACCAACTGTTAAATCTACAGAAGAAATAGTTAAAATTCCCGGTAGGAAAATAATAGACTCGGCTAAGTTCAATACTGTAAAAAGATTAATACTACAAGAACCTGAACGTTTTGGCCTTACAATTACCAAAGATGGAATTAAGGCAGGAGAACGGACTTTTCCGCTTACTGAAATTAATGATATGGTTAACCATATTCTACCCAAAATAACTCCTGAGCGGCTAGCGCAGTATACAGTTAAACTAGAGGGTAGAAGTGGACTTGTTCATGAAATTCCTGCTCCGCTTTATTTAAAAGCACTAACTACTGGTAAAGTTCCTACAGGTGGCCCTGTAGGACTAAAAGAGTTCTTTGTTCCAAAAGGTGCAACTAAAGTTCCAATTAAAGAGTACGTAGCAGGAAAAAAGCTTAAGTATTCTGAGGCTGCTAAGCCAAGGGAAGAAAAAGTAATTAAACAACTAGAAGCAGTATTAGAGACTGTGCCAGATTTTAGTAGAATATCTACTAAAGAACTTGCTATATGGAAAAAATCTCTTGATGGTATTCTTGATCCAGAAGATATTAAAATACTTACGGCTACTAGAAGCAAAACTAGTTTTGAGGCTAAACTAGAAGAACTTTTTAGTAAAAAAGTTCCTAAAGATTATAGTTCTTTTGATGAAATTATTGCTGCTGTAGAAAAAGGTTCTGTATCTAAAGAAGAACTTAATAGGGTCTTGGCTTTGCATGGTAATGCAAAGTCTATTTCCGGTGCCCAAAAATTCTTAAATGATCTTAATACTAGAATTGAACGACTTAATATTCCGACTGCTGAAGAATTAATTTCTAGCGCTGCCAAGGGCGATAAAAAAGCAATCGAAACTTTAGAATTTACTCCAGTATCTCTTACTAATGCAGAAAAAGAAGTAGTATCTAGAATTGTATCTCATGTAGTTAAAAAAGAATTTATGGACCCTAAAACTTGGAAATATGTAACAAATAAGGGTACACTAAGAACTTCCCCTACATTTGGAGAAGGACTCGGAAGAAATTTAAAGGGATTCAATAAATTTAGTCAATATACACTTCATTCTCAGATTATGCGTGAAGTATCTGAAATGTTGAAGATAACTGAAGCAGCAAGTCCCGCTAAAATTACACGAGAGCAGCGTATGGCTTACGTGTATGATCGTTACATGCTTCTTTTGAAGGCATCAGAAGATACTTTAATGTCTAGAGGTATTTCGCCTATTGTTGGAAAAGGTGAAAGAGGCTTACCTTTATCTTTGTATGATGTTTTATCTGTAATGCCTAGAAATATTGTAGAACATCGTATGATGGATAGATTACGCCATATTCCTCCTACTAACTGGCTAGATGCAGCCGGTACATTGGCATATGCGGTTTCTAGAAATGTCCCTATTGACTCAGTAATCGAAAATAAAGTACTTTCTGCTCTGATGCAAGAAATGGGTGGCGCCAATACTTTTGCCGCTTCTGTTTATAAGGGCATGGCGACAGGTGGTAAACATAAGTTAATGGCAGCCAGTGATATTGAGCGACTAGTAAAGAAGTTCATATCAGCCGCCCCTCAATTTGCTGCTGCTGTAGAGAGAAATTCTGCTCGTGCTAGCATTAAGTATGGGCAGTATGTAGAGGCTTTACGAAAAGAAGTTATTGACGGTCTTATTAAAGACATAACTATTAACATAGGAAACTCTAGCGAGATTTTAAAAATAGTAGATGATTTAGACTCATATGTAACACAGGCTGTTCGTACTGTAGATGAGCCCGTACTTGAAGGTGCTGCTGAGCAAGTGGCCGCTGAGTCTATTGCTGCTGTTAACAACATTATTCCAGTCGCAGAAATTCAATCAGCATTAAGGTCTGAACGTCTATTTATCAATAAGGGCGTAAATCCTGGTTCTGCTATAATAGATGACGCTCTTAAAACTGTTGATGAACTAGAGATGCCAAAAGAATATGTCGCTGATATGTTTGAAAGACTGCAATTAGCACAAGGTGTAGCCTTTCTTAGAAATATTTTCCCACATATTGGAAATAAATCACTTAGACCATTCTTTTTAGCGCATCAGAGCGCTGCTAAAGCAGTCTCTACTAAATATGCTATGATGCTAGGACGTATAGACAAAACCTATACAAAGACTGAAATTCTAGAGGCTTGGAAGAATATTCAAGATGGAGTTACAGCAGTAGACCCCGCTACTAGAGTAGGCGCTGCACATATTGAACTTTCCCAAGCCATGTCTACCGTATTTAATCTTAGCCCTACTAGGGGTATTATCACTCTATCTGGTCTTAATTTAAAGCACATTAATAGCAAGATGAGTCATTTCGGTATTCCAGAAAAATATCGTTTTACCGGAGACACTTTTGAGAAAGCAATAGTTTCTTACAGAGGATGGGAGAATGTATCCGATCCTCTGGACCTACTTTCTAGAGTCCATACCGCTGTTAGATCTGCTCAAGCAGATAAACTTCTAGCAGATACAATTGCTAGAGAATTTGGTGCTACGGTTGCTACAGCAGAACGTAATGTTAAACTAGTTAATGTAGATAAGTCAACACTTGGTACTTTACTGCAAGGACATTATTTTAGTAAGGAAATTGCTAATCAACTTAGAGTGCTTGAAACTTCTATCGAAGAATTAATGAAGCCTCCATCTATGAATAAATTAGCAAGACTGTATGACTCTGCTATTCACTCGTATAAAGCCGGACTAACTATCTACGTACCGGCTCACCATATGAGAAACATGTATGGAGATATTTGGCTAGCAAGTATGGATGGTTTATTCAATCCTGCTTACTATAAGAAATCGGTAGAAGTTCTAGCATCTAGAAAAACTAACTATAAAGATTTTAATCCAGATGTTTTCAATATTGGATCTTTAGGGAGCGGAAAGCCTGTAGTAACTCTTAGATTTAATGGTAAGCCTGTAGGACTAACTTCTGATAATCTTTACCGTCTTGCTACTTCTAAGGGTGTTCTTACTGACTATACAGTAATTGAGGATTTGGCTGTAGGTGCCTCAGATACTACTCTAATGACCTCTGTGTCTAAGCAAATTGAAAAGATTAGTCCTTTCAAAGGTGCTGTTCATAGTAGAGTAACCAAAGTCGCTGAGTATCGTGAGCATTATGTTAGAATGGCTCATTTTATTTATGCACTTGAACAGCAAGGAATTCTAAGAGGTAAAACTCTACAGGAAGCAATTGAAAGCGCAGGCCATACTGCTTCTGCTAGAGTTCGTAAATGGCACCCTGATGGTTCGGATTATTCTTCATTTGAACGCAATCAATTAAGACGTATAATTTTATTTTACTCTTGGGTAAGAAAGGCTATTCCTCTTGTATTAGAGGCTGCTTTTACACAGCCTGGTAGATTTATGATCTATCCTAAGGCTATGTATAATATGGCAGAGTCTAATGGCATTAATCTACAGGGTATGTCTGATCCCTTTCCTGTTGACCAACTATTTCCAACTTGGATGCACGAAGAAGCATTAGGCCCACAGATGGGAAGTACGGGTAAATATTTTGGAATCAAGCAAGGCGTTCCTGGTCCAGATGTTTTAGAGCAGTATTTTAGTTCACCGCTAGGAACCATGGGTACTCTAATGAGCAGTGTCACACCTGCTATTAGACTACCTTGGGAAATAGTGATGGACCAAAATACTCGTACTAAGTCTGAGATTAAAGATTGGCCTAGTTGGTTACTAAATCAGTTGCCATATGGTAGTAGAGTTAATACAATGGCAGGAGAACCTGTAGGAATACCCGCTAAGTCTAATATAGGTTACGAGCCTCAATTAGATCTTCCCGGTGGCGCTACATTAGACAAGAAAGGTATTACAGCCCTAAACTGGCTGACTGGTCTAGGAATTACTGACATGAGTAAGCCCTCTTATCAAAAGAGTGCTCAGTTAGAAATGAAGAATAAGAAATGACAGTATCTTTTCCCGAGCCTCAGCAATTTGATTTTGATAGTGCCATTAGACGACGCCTTGGTATTATTCAAAATAATGCTGCCCAAACTCAAAACAGATTTCTTCAGAATTCTATTAGACCCACCAACCCTGTTATACCCGTCAATACTTATAATGAACAATCTGCCTATCCTTCTACAGGAACTAATGATCTACGAAGTAATATAGTTAAAGAGGCTTCTAAATTGAAAGGGACTCCCTATGTATGGGGTGGGGAGTCCTTTTCAGAAGGTGGCTTTGACTGTTCTGGACTAGTTCAATATGTATATGGTAAATATGGAATGAAAGTTCCAAGAACTGCAAAACAACAAGCCTCTACGTTAGGTAAAGTAACACCGATTAATCAGCTAAGACCAGGAGATTTAGTAGCGTGGGGAAACTCACCTGCTACAGCACATCACATTGCTGTATATGCAGGAAATGGGTTAGTATGGGAATCTCCGCATACAGGGGCATATGTTAGAACTAGACAAGTTTCGCCGGGAGCAGGCGTATTTGGTATTTCAATAAGTATGTTAGGATAGTAGAATGGCATATGATTTTCATTCTGCACTACTTCGTAGGCTGGGCGCTATACAAGAAGTAGGAAATATTCCTATTACTAATAATACATTTGATAGACTTAAGCAACAAAAGGAACTATCAAATAATTACTTAGAAGGTATCGGAGATTTTAATACCTTTAGAAATGCCATATCCTCACAAGAGTCTGGTGGTAACTATAGTGCACGTAACGTATCGAGCGGTGCTATGGGTAAATATCAGATCATGCCTGGTAATTTAGGAGGTAAGAATAGCGGTTGGGATTTTGAAGCGCTAGGTTTTGACATAACACCACAACAATTCCTATCAACGCCAGCACTACAGGAGAAAATTGCTAGTTTTAAATTAAAAGAGTATTACGATAGATATGGTCCGGCTGGGGCTGCCGTTGCTTGGTATGCTGGCCCAGGTGCTGTCAAAAAATCATCAAATAGTAAGAAAAGCCAAGGTGCTTACCCCTCTATAGATGCGTATAAAAAAAGCATCTTACGCAGAATGGGATTAATATGACAAAGCATGACCATAATCTAGTATATAAATCTAGAATCGGAGTTACTTTTTTAATAGGTATCGCTCAACTTACAATGGCTATACTAGCACTATTTAGTAGACTAAGTGAGCCAGCAGGTTCTGAATATATAGTATTTAATGTCCTTACTGACGATAAATATTGGTCAGGTATGTTTACAATTTGTGCAATACTAGTATTTATAGGATTTAAACAGTATAGACTTCATCCTATATCCATGTCAGTATCATCAGGACTTTTATTGGTATGGGGAATTTTGACAGTTGGGGATATTATAACTAGTCCTGTAGATAATTTTCCTATTATAAGTGGTATTCTATCAATTGCACTTGGAATTGTGGCATTTTTTATGTCCCAAATTTGGAATGTAATTCTCTGGGATATAAAATATAACCATCACACATTAGCCGAAGCAGGGGCCCAGGTTATCTGGAAGGGATAAATAATGCCAAACTTAGAAACTATAAATGGTGTTCTAAGTTCAGCATTGGTAATACTAACTTCTATCGCTATTCAATTTAGAAATGCGAGTAAGGCACAACGTAGAGCACTAAAAGATTTAAGAGATCGTGATATAAAATGGGCTCTATATGTTCATGACCTTAGAGTTATGTATGCAGCGGACACTGGAAAAGAACCCCCTAATTTACCTGATAGCCTTTTATTCCAATATAGTACAGATACATAAATAAGTGTACCACCACTAATTCCTTGACAAGGTATACTAGTGGTGGTACACTTACGTTATGCGTGAATTTGACCTACGATGGAAGAAAAAGGCTATTTGCGCTATAAATGGACCTAGAGACGATATATTTTTCTCTGTTAGAGGTAGACCTCAGAAAAGACCTCTATATAAGGATTACTGTGAAGTTTGTCCAGTAATTGAAGAATGTCGTGCTATTGGAATACTTGAAGGACATTCTTTTGGCGTATGGGGAGGTCTTACTGCTTTAGAACTCAGAAATCTTCCATTTGGAATTCGTCAAACTCTATCTGATTGGGCTCAGAAAGCTCTAAATCCTCCAGAGAAAAACCTCCAAGTTCTTCGTTTTCAAAAGGATCAGATTCATCTGGAGTATCTGGAAGACTTTGATATACCTGAGTTTTCCCTTCTTGGATAGCTTTTTGAAGTTCTAAATAGATATATTCTAGAGTTGCTAGAAAATCAGCATCCACTGTCTGTGGAGGTTCGTACTCCTTCCATTTTTCTTCTAAAGATTTAGAGTATGCTTTCCTAGTATATTTCCAAGGCATTTTTGTCATAGCTGTGAAGGCTTTAGCACCACAGGAAGTTGAACAATATGCTACACCATGATAGTTAGTAGCAAATTGTTTTCCACAATGGTCGCATGTTTTAAACAATGCGACTCTAGACCATTTCTTCAGAAAGGTAGCGTTGCTATTTGCCTGCCAGTAGACTTTTTCAGAGATAAAATCTAAATCTCTATAGTCTCTAACATTTTCAAGTAGACCCTCGATCTTACTCGTGTCCATTCCGACACTTTTAAGAAAATCGAGGGTTTTGTCAGTTGTAGACTTAGCGCGTCGTCCCATTAAATTTCCCACTCCCACATATTATTTTTAACTAGCCAGTATACTCCATGATATAGTGCAGAGATACTATGGCTATTTCTATGATTTCGTGGCATTACTACTCCGCTCCACATAGGTCCCATTTTTAGCGGGTCCTGTGCTGGCTGTAGGGCTAATGGTACTTTATGTCTCAATGCCCATGCTTTTACAATACCTTCTGCTTGTGTAACTTCCATACGAGAACCAGATTGCTGTAGGGCTAAGTGTTTAAATAGTCTAAATTCTTCCATAACTATTTGATCTACTCTATCTAAACTCTCCATATAATGTATAAATTCTTCTAGACCTCTACAGATACCGAAATCTTTTATTTTACCGTCTAGAAAGATACACCATCCCGTATCTTTACCTGGGTCTATCGCTAATAATATGGTGGGTGGTTTTTCTTGCTGCCCTGGCAATTGGACTTTGGTAGAATTCATCTACTTTTTCTTCCTCTAGTAAGTGTCCTTGACAATGAGCACATTCAGTTTTGAGTAGTCCGCTTAGTTCGCAACGCATTTAAGTCATGTCTCCTTGATAGCCCTAATCATATCTCCTACTAGTTCTATATGAAAATCTAGTGAAATAATTTCTATGCCACATGCTTGAGCAGTTAAAAATTCAACTCTAGCACCTGCGGAGTGCTCCCAACCACGTAACATTGCGATAAAATCACATTTTAACATTTCAATGATATCATTACGCATAAAGCAACCAGCTTTATGTACGTTTGATTCTCCTGCATCTGATGTATTACCAGGACAAAGACCTTCATGCTCATAAGGGGAAATATCTAATGGCACAACTACATCAAATCCAAATGATTTAAAATAGCCTTCTGCTGCTCTAAAAAGATATTCATTTTTATCAGCAATGCCTTTGATAGGTCCTGCTATATATACTTTCTTTTTAGGGTAAGTACTCATGCTTTTTTTCCTCCATGTCGGTATGGACGGTTTTCATTGTAGTCCATTTTTAGTTTCATTAGATAGTCAATACTAATTTGTTGTTCAGCTAGGGTATCTAGAATTCTAATCATACAGTCTATTAGTTCTACAGCCCATCCTTCTGGCTTTCCCATTATCATTTTAAATGGTTTAGATGTAGGGTCACGCCAGTCTTCTAATGCTTCCGAGAGTTCAGAATGCATTAATGCGATAACCTCAGCAAAGTTTCTAGTACCGTTATCGTACCATCCTTTATCATGTGCAGTTTTATTTATTCTATTTGCTAGTCCATTTAAGAACATACTATCTTGGTCTACTTGCAGGGTCATCTTTCGGCCTTCCATCTTATAGAGTTCAGTGCTGCTATAATACGTTCATTATAATGATTCATACAGTATGTAACTGGTTGTATTATAGGACTATTTGTTACTACATCATAAGGATCTCTATCAAATTTAAACACTGGTTCCTCAGTAGTGCATTTATATTCTCTACAAACATTATTTGCTCTTACTTCTTCCATAGTTATTCTCCCCATCTGTGAGCATCTACTGCGAATTTTACTCCGAAGTCAGGTTTAATATCTGACATTATACTTAGAATTTTTTCTTTGTATTCTTCTAGACAATCCTTTCTAATCTCAAATACAATCGAGTCGTGAACTTGTAGTAGCATTCTGCATTTATTTGGATCATCGACTTCTTTAAAGAGTCTAACCATGATGTGCTCAACAATATCTGCGGCTCCACCCTGGATAACTGAGTTAAAGGCTTTGTGGGCATCATCTTTCTTAGATTGAAAATGTCTATATCGACCGGACCATAGTTTAATTTTTCCTTTTTGTTTACACATGTTTGAGGCGTATCGTCCAATAATGGCAAATCCAGGGTAACTGTCAAAATACTGTTGTCTAAGTTCGGCTGCTCTCGCCTCACTAACTCCAAATACGTGACTAATTCGCGATATTCCTCCTCCGTACTGGGTCGTATAGACAAGAGTTTTCGTATCTTGTCTTGACATTCCAATAGTGGTAGCCATTTCTGAGAAGATATCTCTATCATCTGCAAAAACTCGTTTAAGGGTTTCTTCTTTTGCATAAGCGGTCCCTAGTCTTAATTCAAGTTGGGAGTAGTCAAATTCCCATAGTTCAAAACCATCTTCTGGAATAAATGCAGCCTTCATCTTGCCGTTCCAAGGTTTGTCACTTACCCTAGGAATCTGCTGTAGATTAGGTTTTTCACAAGACATTCTACCAGTTTTAGTACCGTGAAGTTTATAATTAGGTCTAAGTCTACCATCTAAAGATAGTAATTCTACGTATGGTAAGTAGTTAGAAGTTACAGATTTTTGCCAGCCTCTATACTGTTTAATTAAGTTGGCTGTAGGATTATCACGATGCTCTAATATTTCATCATAAATAGTCATTGCTTCTTTATCAAAAGACGGCGCATTAGTTTTCGTACTTCTTTTTACTACAGGAAGTTTCAAATCATCTATTAATATCTTTTTTAGAAAGATTGACGATCCTGGATTACCGCCTAATTCGTAGGTTAGATCCGCAAGAACACTAGTTCCAATTTCTGTTAACTCTTTACATAGAGAAACATCAACTTTAATTCCTCTACTCTCCATAGCGATAATAGTTCTAATAAATTCTTGCTTATGTTTCCAATATGTCCCTAGATTTTCTTCATCGAAATATTTCTTCAGTGCTTTATATAATTTTAGTGTTAGAACAGCATCATAAATAGCGTATGGGCGCATAATTTCAAATGGTACTTTAGCCCATCCGAAAGCAGTTACCGCTTTTTCAAGTTCCTCTTCTTTTTTAGCCTCATTTTTATCAACATACGCTGCTACACACGCATTTAAAGACTTGCTGTAAGGATAGTTTTCATTTATTAAATGTGCCATTAAAAGTGTACAATAAAAATTCCCTTGGTAATTAATATCCATAGTGCTAAGACTACATAGATCAAACTTAGCATTATGAAAAACGATATATCCAGTATATTTTTCAATGCAACTTTTAAGTCTATCTCTATCTTCCCCCGACAAATTTTCTCCATATGATCGTCCGTCAAGAGTGACATGACGATACGGATAGTATTCTGCAAATATGACATCACTGTCATTAGGAGAGCAAGCAATGGAAATGCCAGTACCATAACCACGACCATCTCTAATATCCTCTGCATTAGTCTCTGTGTCTATTATAATTATATCTGATTGTTTTATAGCCTCTATCATCTCAACTAAAGTTAAAGGGTGACTCTGTATTGTCATTCTTAAAACTTTCTTCTAGATTCGCTATAAATTCAGCAGTCGATGTATTGGCTCTTTCCACAAACTTTAGATGCTCTGTGCGCTCCATAACAAATGGGGGCCGCTCACGAGATAGTCGCTGTTTAACAGGTATACAAGAAACTAGTCTATCACCCTTAGCATCTTTTTCTTTTTCTTTCCACAAGATAAGACAACTAGTCATTTCAGCAGTAATATACTGATTACCATAAATATCTGCTAGGTTAGTTGGCTTTTTATTATCTCCGTTTTCTTTTCTATTGTGATGAATAAACCAAAGCCAGCACCCAAACTTTTTGCGGAGTCTTATATACTGATTGTTCAATATTTTAATTACTACTTCATTGCTAATTTCTTTATTAGAGAGTTTACCCATTGAGTCTATAACTATGCCGTCGGGCCTGTAGGACTCAATTAAAGACTCAAGAAATCTTATGCCTTCTATTCGATCAAGGTTAATAGCCTCTCCAATTGGGGCTATTAATACATTTTCATTTATTATCTCAAGTTCTTCTGGTGTATAGCCTTGAGCAATTATCTCTGTTATATATTTTAACGAGACATGGCTCATTTCTAGACTTAAAAATAAGACCTTTTGCTTTGAGGGTATATTCCATCCGAGAAAAGGTATCCCAAGTGCTGTACTAATGGCTAGTTGTAACGAAAATTGTGTTTTACCTACACCTGGCATTGCTGCAACTAGACCAAAGCCTCCTTTTTCTAGGAGACCTTCTACTACCCATTCAACTTTTAGATCAGTATTAAGAAAATCTTTAAAATTGTAGATTACAGTAGAACCTGTAGTAGTTCCTTCGTCACTACCAAGTAATCCTCTGAAATTTAATTCAGAATCTCCTACAGGATGTTTAAGTCTAGCCCTATTTACAATATCTAAAAGACGTCGGTGTCTATCATTGCGTCCTACAAATTTTTTCCAACGCTGATCGGCATTATTCAGTACAGCATACATTTCTGTATCTGTCATGCCTTTTTCAGCACAGAAATAGCCTATACGCATTAAAGCATGTGAGCGCTGACCTTCTTCTACTGTACCCATAAAGAGAGCAAAATGCTGCTCATCCCAAGGATATTTTGCTATAATTCTTTCAATTCCTGGTAAATTTTCGACGTCCACGCTTGAATCAACGAGTTGAATAGCTGCTGGAATTGTTCTAAAAGCATCGAGTTTATAATATCCTCCGGATAAATTGCGTTCAATATTGCGTAATGTGACAGGTAACTGTCTTTTGTGATTAGTGGTCCCTGGGGGTCTAAGTATTTGATTGCAGTCCCAACCCGAGACGTCCGTCCTGAGCGTGTAAGCGATAGCTCTATTTCGATCTTCAATTTGTCCAATGTTTTCGCAGAATTCTTCGAGTCTCCAGTAGACATGCTCATTACCTTCCTTAGACGATTGAACCCTCATAGTAGGAGGGGGTACGTGTGCGGTGCTGTCCTGGGACGACGTCGCAAGCGTGGCAGGCCACTCTGCGGGAGCGTTCCCATCAAAGTCAGCCCATAGGACATAAGATCCTTTTACTGCATCTTTAGTTGCCCTAGTTTCTTTAAAGATAGAAGGAGCACAAAATACCTCTAGCCCCTTAGCGCTAGTAACTAGAGAGTACTTTATTACGTTATCCTTTTGCTCAGGCCACTTAAAGAATATCTTAGTCCATACCGGGTCCTCTGGATTCTTAATATCTTTGTTTGGCAGGTAGACAAAACCCTCTTGATCTCCCCATAAAGTATCAAAGAACTCTGAAAGTTCTTGAGCGACTTCTGACATTAAGACTCCGCAAATAGATCAAATGAGAATGGATCAAAGGAATCTAATTCCTCTTGAGTAAAAGTTCTTGGGTTTATTCCTAGGGGCTGTAATTCTACAAGATACCGCCCACTCGGACTAACATGATAGGGACAAGATGACCACGGCAATTTGGGCAGACAGGTCCAACAATAAGGGAACAAATCACAATACTTGGAACTAGAGAAGTCTTTGATGAATATATTAGAACAATTGACACATTTACGTATAGTGTAGGATGGGTACCCTCCACAGATGCGACAAAATTTCCCTCTATTACTGGCACTTCTGATATTGAGGAATTCATAAGAATGTCTACCTTCTACTGGACCAAATACTCCAAAACATAGTTTACTCCTAAAAGTAAGAGGAATACCCATATAATGATACGGGGACCCCGAAGGTCCAAAAGGTAATACATGATCTTTCCAACTGTAGGCTATTACTATATCTCCTACAGGGTGTTCTCTAATATCCATGCTCCCTAGTAGGGAATCGAACCCTACTTATGTCTCCAGACTAGGGATACCATTTCTATTTTAGAAAGGGGGTTCTTCTGTCATAAAGGGATTAGTTAGATCCCCATCTGAGACTGCATCGCTAAGATCACTACCTGTGTAAATTTCGACCTTAGTGATATTAGTGTATTCACCGTTCTTTTTTACAGTAATTACAACATCAGTACCAACTAGATCTTCCGGCTGTAGTGTGTTCATACGTGTTTCTGGCACACCTAGAGACTTTAAACGCATCTTTAGAAAAGACATGTCACGTTGATCTTGAGCAGAAGGATTCTTAGGGTCGACAGGACTTGGAATAGTCTTCCATTCCGTTACTTTCTTGCCTGTTTCTTGCTCTCCCTGGACGGTATAAGTAATCCAGAGACCCTTTAGAGTCTTATCCTTATTATCCTTGACCTCGACGTCAGATACTGTGGCTGGATATGTACCAGGTGCTACTGAAAATGGGTCATCTTGAGCATTAGCGATATCTAGATCACCGAAAATAGACATTTTGTTAGTTCTCCATTATTCCGCCGAATGTTTCATCATCGGCTGACTCGACTTCAATTATATCATTAACTGGTTTTCTATCTAATTTTTCGGTAGTTCCTGTACCCTCTAGCCAGGCTTTTGTCACTGAGATAAACCTAGCAGGAGAGTTATGAACTGCCAAACCACCAACTCGACTTTTTGCAACAACTTGTCTTGTCGGGTGGACTTGAATACTCCATCTATATACGGGGTTGCCTTTGTCGTCTATACCTTCATTAGCCGACATACGACCGACTACGTGCATAGATTCTTTTACAATAGCATTAAACGCTGGCATAAAAGATGGAGCACACACTTCAATATTACTTTTATCTTTATCTTTTCGTTCGTGAGCGATTATAATCAGATGAACTCCATCTGCTGTTACATTTAACAGTTTCCGAGTGCCTCTATCCATACGTCGAGTAGAGGCGCCGGTGTCTGTAAATGTAGCAACATCTGGGTCTTTTTCTGTTTCTTTAGCGGCTCTGGCCGTAACAACTACATCAACATCATTACGAGCCATAGTTGAATACTCATCACAGACTATGCATCCAACATTAGCAAATGATCCTGCTTTTGCTTGGATTGCTTGGCAAAGTGTTTCAATCTGAGATAAGCCTTGATATCTAGTTCTTCTAACACGGTTCTTTAGTTCTGGATGGTTAATTAAACTTACCCATCCTTCTACCGCGTCAATGAAAATGATATCTTTGCCAGGAGGAGTAATTTCCTGAGCAAGTTTCATTGCCCATACAGTCTTACCTGTTCCTGACGCTCCATAAATTAGAAACTTTCCAAAAGCCTCAGTTTCTTCAAGTGGAACAAAAGAACTTTCAAGAGCAGCCAATAACTGTTGAGGACTAGCCATTTCAGATACTCAGTCCTTCAAGTAGATCTTCTATTTGCTCTACATCATCTTCTACAATGTTAAAAGGACCCATTGTAGCAAGTCCTTCCGAACTCTTAATAAGAACTATTACTTCTACAGGATTTTTCATGGCAATTCGATCCTTTCATTGAGAGTTATAATAGCAATTCTAATACGTTCAATTTTATCTGCTAATGTATGTAGTTCCGCATAATAAGGACTACAATTCTCAGGAACGCTGCTACTAGGTGCTGGTGATGTATTTATTTCTGGAGTCATAAACGGCTTAAGTCTAAGACTCAGATCATACACGGCTTCATCTAAATAGGATACCTGTATTTTCAACTTTCCAAAAGACTCTTCAGATTTAGCAGTCTCACTTTTATACTCATGTTTACTACTAACTCGTACATACACTGGTTCGTCGCTCATTCTATTATTTCTCCTTCTACATCTGATAAATAACCATAAGTGTTAGGTTCATATGAAGTTCTAACCAACAAATCTCTACCATTGTAGCCATTAAGATCCGTAGAACATAGCGCTAAGAAAGAACAGTGTTGGCAGTTAAAACTGCTCGCTGTTCTGTATACACTAGCACGCCATTCATCTAGAGGTAATTTTCTAAATTCTCTGATCTTTTCTGCTACTATTTTCTGTTCCTTTAAGAAGGTATCAATCTTCTTATCAGTAAATGTTACCTCGACTCTCTTAAATTTTTGAGTAGCATTCTTTCTATGACGAAGCATATTGTACTCTGCTCCATCAACTTGAAAGCCTATTTTTCTGAGTGCTCCTACATATTTAGCCAATTGAGGCATAATATCTATAGCACTGTCAGAGTAAAAATTATATAAGAATTTATGGTCAACAACTAGAACTTTTCCAGTCGTCCTGTGACGTTTAATCATATCAGGCTTGAATGGAAATTCATCGTCTAGTCTAAATTCCTGTTCTACAGCGAGAACTTCCCATTCGTTCAATTCTCCATCGTAAAATCTAAAATAGTCTTCTAAGAGAATACGAAGTTCTAGAAGAAGAACAGGATCAGATAGATACTCTGGCTGATTCATCACAGATAAAGCTGTCTGGACGTCCTCGACTGAGGATGCTCGTAGACCAATAGAAGTTCTAGTTCTTATGAACTGAGAATAGTATGCATCTAAAACTAGATGACCTAGTAAGCCTCTAGCCAGTCCTTGTCCGAAATGGCGAGGCTGTAATTTTTCTCCAAAAGCGTAGTAATGTTTTCTACTACAGGAAAGAAATTGATCGACTTCCGACTGACTAATTAATGCTGTCACGACTCGACTCCTGTTAATATTTTCCTAGGTCTAGTATACACTAAATCTTATTGCCTGTCAAGTCCTTAGTTAGGAACTGATATATCTGTTCTGCTAAACTAATTAAATCTGCCTGAGCTGGGTTTAATCTAATAGCGAGATCGAGCGCCTCTAGTCGTCTAGTAGAGTAAATCTCATTTTGAAGTTGCTCTACTCGAATTTCTAAAGCATCTGCTCTATCTTTCTCCTGTCTAATTTGAATAAGCGCTTCCTCTTTATCAACTTTCTCAACTGATGGTTTTACTCCTACTGGTTGGTTCGCCATTTTAGTTCGCTTTCTATTATTTCTTCGGGTGTTGCTTTCGTTATAGAATCATGAGGAACTAAATTTCCTACAGGGAGCCAAGGATTATCGCCAGAAGGTCTTTCGCCTACATAATACTTATCATTAGCAGCATGATACCTATTATGACAAGTGCTACATATGCGATGAACATTACCCATCTCGTTATTAAGTGTATTTTTGTCAGGCCCGTGATGCCGATTAGTTGCCACGCCACCACTACACCCGATAATAGGAATAACGCCGCCGCCGGCAAACTTAAGTCCAGACCATTCACAAGGCATTCCTACCTTAATTGGATACATTTCAGCGGCGCGCTTACGCCCTGTAGACTCTAAATCTTTAACAGACGCTCGGTCTTTTATTTGACCGCCCCGTTCTTTTTTATCTTCATCTACAGGAGTAACGTCGGTGACTTTATCACTGCAGCCAGATCGACATTCCCAGGTATATCCCTGTAGGCAATAAACACAGAGACTATTCAAAGTTCTGCTCGCCATAATACTCATGCTCTGAGGTATTGTCACAAGTCGCTCTATATCTGTGATAATGTATAATTACAGAGTGTTTAGCGGAGGCGGCTTGTTGTCTAATGCGTTCGATAGACATTGTAGTAGGATCATAATAAAAATGATCCCAAACTGGCTCTGGTCTTTTCATACCTTGTACGTGATAAGTTGCATGTGTAATTGTGGTTGTTCTCATAGTTTACCGTCCAAATACTCCAAAATATAAGAAATATTGATCTTTGAGTTTATGATAGAATCGACACGAAAAGGAATTTGTATTTTACGAATAAATTGCATAAGGGTTAGTTCTTTTAGGCAATCTGCATGAAAATCCATACCGTAATCAGTAAAAGAAACTAAAGAATTAGATACCGTTAGTGTTTCGCTAAATAATTCTCCACACTGGTCACAATAAAATTGTTCTTTCCTAGCCATAGTTTGTCCTTAAAGCCTGAGACCCCCGGTCCCTGCCGAGTGGCAAGGGACCGGGGGTCACCTTTGTTCCGGTAGGGGAGTCATTCTCGACCCTAGCGGGAGTCTGTATGTCTCTAGTGTAGCACAGACTACCGTTAGGACAACACCTTTAGTTGAGTCCGTGATGCCAAGCCACTAGGCCACAGACGACGATACCAACAATTATTAGTGCAGCCATTTATATCTCCGGTGTAGATGCATATAGTGGTCTTACATGTAGAACTAATTTATTAGTTCTTCTGTAAAATTTAAAATTAGTCTTATTTCTAAATCTTTTAGCCGCGTTTTTTCCATCTTTTTGAGTTGGGTAGCCTCCAATAATATTGACATAAGGCTTACCGTTCTTCATTTCTCCAGTTACCAATAAAAACCATTCTGCAACTTCATGTCTGTCGTTCATTAGTCCATTTCTCCCTCTTGCATAGCCTTGAGCAGAGATGCCTGTAGATCAACCTTAGTTTCAAAACCTTCAATCATATCACGCTTAGAGTCAATCAAATCAGCCATCCAATTGTCGATTGTCTTTTCTAGCCGAAGAATATGAACAGTGGTTTCTTCTGTCTGTCCGATA